GGCCGTCGACGAGTTCCATGTACTTCGAGGCGGCTGCAACGTGGCGTGGATCGTCGGCGTCGGTGCCGGTGCGGTACAGCGTGTCGAGCAGGTTCTGTTTACGCTCCGGCGAGCCGACCGTCTGCAGGTAGTACTGCTCCCAGGCGAGCAGGAATGTGCGATCCTTCTTCCAGCGATTGAGCGACGTGTAGCCGATCCCGTGTTGCTCGGCAAACTCGTCTTGGGTCTGCGGCTCACGGTCGCGCTTGGGCGTGCAGAGCCATTCGATGAAGACCTGCCGCCGGAAGTCATCAGCATCCGACACAGCGTCATTGTGTCAGACTGCCGCCAGCACGACCGACAATAGGAGGTCTCATGCTTGCCGATATCGCACATGGTCACGTCGACGGCGCTGACGTGTTCTTTCTGATCGCCGTCATCCTGGCGGTCGTTGCCGCGCTGGCCTACGCCAGCCGCCGTACCGACGCTTTACCGTGGGCGCCGGTGCTGCTTTCATTCGCGGTGGCGTCCGCGGCCTTGGCCTGGCTGCTGCTCTAACGGTCACACCTTCCACCTGATCGCCTGCGATGTATCGCCCCTCGGGGCCCCAGCGAGCGAGCAGCCGCGCCAGTTCGTCGGGCTCCAAGATGCGCTCCTGGGCGGCGAACCAGCGCAGCGGAAACCAGCGCCCCCTTACGTCTTCGCCCAAATAGCGATCCAGTCGATTTCGATGTCGCCTTGCACGTCGGGGTCGGGCACGACACCGTCGAGCGTGGTCTCGGTCTGCAACACCCAATGCATCGAGCCGGGGCAGCCATCGGCGTGGTTGTCGGGGACGCGTTCGGTGGTCTTGCCAATCTCGGTACCGTCGAGCAGGAACCGGCACAGGCCGCGTGACCACTCGATCGTGTAGACGTGCCACTTGGTCGTGTCGCACGCCTTGTTGCCCATCGAGTACTGGTCGTTGCCAACGGTGGCGTTCATGCGGTGCATGAAGCCGCCGATGTGCTCGTGCTGATCGAGGTCGTTCTCGGGGTAGTCGATTTCGCCGATGCCACCTGAGACGTTCTCGCCGGTTCCGCCCTTCTTGTGCTGGGTGTTGGTGCCGTAGTCGGGCCACAACAGCCACGCCACCTTGTAGCCGGGCAGGTCGTCGGGGAAGCGGATGCAGACTTCGTAGCGTCCGAATAACTGACCGGGCCACTTGATGTCGGTACCGTCGATCTTGGGCACGGGGGCGCACACCTGGGGCTGGCCGTCCTTGGTGTGGATGTGCTTGCGCAAGATGCTGTCGGCGGCGCTGAGCGTGGTCTTCGGGTTGTACTGCCCGTTGCCCGACGTGTCGTAGTAGTTGTCGGGGTAGGCGAGCAGCTTGTCTGCGTAGGGGCCAGGGAAGGCACCGACCGCGAAGTCCTCGTCGAAGTCGTCGTGCCAGATCAGCTTCCAGCCGGACAGGTCGCCGGTCGGGCACGGAATGCCGCTGGCGTTGCTGCCGCTGGGGGGTGGGGTCGTGCCGCCGCCGCCCTGTTCCAACTCGGTGTACTCGACGAGTAGCTGGGTGAGGTTGTTGCGCAGATTCGAGACGTACTCGTACGCGGGTGTTGGCATGACAGTCCTTTCGTTGGTTGATGCCTGCCCCGGCGAAGAACCTCACCGTACAGCACTTGGCAAATAACCTGGTTATAGCAACTGAATAACTTGATCCGTATGATCGAATGATGTAGTATGGATCATATGAGTATAGAGAACATCACCGACCCCAGCCCGGCCAGGACCGAGCCCAGCAATGTGGCGGTCCAGATGAACATTCGGGTGCCGTACTTCTACCGCGAGCAGTTGATCGCCGAGGCCCATCGCCAGGGCATGTCGATCAACCGCTTCATGGTCAACCTGCTCGTCAAGGCGATGCCTCCGATCAAGCCATGATCTTCTGCGGCATCGACCCTGGCGTCGATGGTGCGGCGGCGATGATCGACACCTACGACGGCGAAGTCGACGTCGTCGATCTGCCCTCGGGCCCACACGGCATCGACCCGGTTGCCTTGCAAGAACTACTCACTGACACCTGGGGCGTGCACAGCGTGTGGCTTGAAGACAACCGGGCCAACGGGCGGAATGGCAGTCTCGCAAACTTCTCGATGGGACGCAGCGAGGGTTTGATCGTGGCTGCCGTCCTGTGCGCCGGAATACCACTCCATCGCGTACGACCCGTCGAGTGGCAACGAGCGGTCGGGCTCTCCAACGTCAAGGCCACCGAACGCAAAGAGGCGTCGCGGATGCGGGCGCGCGAACTGTTCCCATCGCGGCTCGACGACCTGAAACGCAAGAAGGATCACAACCGCGCCGAGGCGCTGCTGATCGCCACCTATGCACGGAAGGGTCCACGATGAGCGATGCAACACCCCTTTGTCACGATGCCTTCGTGAAGACGTTGCAGCACTTCGAGCGACACGGCACGACTCGCAACGAGCGTGACCTGGCGACGATGGTGCTCGACATCTACCGCCTCGTTCCAACCCATCCGCTGGTCGTCCACTACGTCAACCAGTTCACCTTGAAAGCGACTGCCGCATGAACCCCGACGATTTACCCCTGATTCAACAATGCACCTGCAACACCGAGACCGGTGTACACGCCGACGACTGCCCCTTCCATACCGCAGCCGTAGAAGCGGCGACCCCGTGAGCGTTGACATCGAAGAACTGGACGGTCAACGCACCGACTACCGGCGCTCGAACGGCGCACCGATGGTCGTCATCGACGGCAAGAACGAACGCTTCTCGCGACCGTCTTCGTTCGCTGATCCGCTCGACGACAAGAGCGCTCTCGTGAACTGGAAGATCGACCGGGCCTGCATCGGTGTCGGCAAGGATCGTGCGCTACAGGCGCGGTGGTGTGCCATTGATCCAGACGACAAGGATCAGCGCAAGGAGAAGGAGAAGCTGCGGCAAGATTCCATTTCAGCCGGTCGTGGTGCGGAGGCTGCGGACATCGGTACCGCGTTGCACGCGATGTCATGCCGCTGGGAGCGTGAGCCGACGTTCTCGCCACCGGAGCCGTACCTGTCGTCGTTGATGGCGATGGAAGCAGCGATGCACAAGTTGGGTCTGCGTTCGGAACGGTTCGAGTTCCAGACCGTCAACATCGAGCATCGTTGCGCCGGGACCGCTGATCGTCTGTACGTGTTGACGATGCCGTTGGTGACGCCGTCCGGTTCGATCCTCGAAGCGGGCAGCTACGTCATCGGTGACTTGAAGACGGGAGCGAAGTTCGAGTATTCGATGCCGAGCTACGCGGTGCAGATGGCGCTGTACGCGGCAGGCCGGTTCTACGACGTGGAGACCGATGAGTTCATCGAGACGCCGCCGATCAATCAGGACTGGTCGCTGATCGTGCACATGCCCGCCGACGATCCGGGGACGTGTGACTTCCTGTGGTGCGACTTGGAGATTGGCCGCTTCGGGGCGTACCTCGTCGATCAGGTCAAGCTGTGGCGCAAGAACTGGCGAGCCGGAGAGTTCGAGTTCTCGATCGCCACGTCGGGCGAACCTGAGCCGACGACGATCGGACTTACAGTGGACGACGAGCCCGTCGTTGTCGACAGCCTTCCGCCCGCGTCCGACGACGGGCTCACGGTCGCAGACGCGGCCGGGCCCGTCGCCATCGGGGCAGGAAGCGACGGGCCCGGAGAATCGTTAGACGGTCATATCGCGTGGGCGAAGGAACGCCTCCAATACATTGCCCAGCACGAGGCAGCAGCGAAACGCCTGACGATACGTTGGCCCGCTGGGCTGCCGACACCGAAGCAGGGGATTGTGAGCATGGAGCAGGTTCTCCGTGTCAACGATCTGCTGTCTGAAATCGAAGCTGAGTACGAGCTTAGCTTCGTCCCCAGGCCCGCTGCGCTGCTTGCAACGGGTCCATCAACCTCAAAGAGAAAGTAGTTATCACTATGCCATTAGCACTATCTGAACTCGGGGGCGGCGGTAAGTCGTGGTCCCCGGAAACGATCGGCGAGAAGATCGCCGGGACGATCCGCACCGTCGATCGCCGGACCCAGCGTGAGTTCGGGTCGGGCAAGGACTTGACCTGGGACGATGGGCGCCCGCGCCTGTTGACCTACATCGAGTTGGAGACCGACCTGCACGATGACGACGAAGACGACGGCGTGCGCGCCCTGTACGCAAAGGGTGGCCGCAACTTCGAGCCTGCCCAGGGCAACGGGACGTCGATGGAGTTGGCAATCGCGGAGGCGGTCAAGGCCGCTGGTGCCTCGGCGATCGAGGAAGGGGCGACGCTGGCGATTCAGTTCACCGGGATCGCCAAGCCGACGACGCGGGGCTATCAAGGTGCGAAGCTGTACCGGGCTCAGTACAAGCCCCCGGTGACATCGGTTTCGGCCGATGATCTGTTCGGCGAAAGCTGACCCACTCCAACCAGCAACTGATCGGGGCTGATCATGCAGAAAGTTGTGTGTGAGGGCTGCGGCGCCGTGGGTGATCCCACGGCGCAAGCCTTCTTCCAGATGGTGACCGGCTGGCGCCGGTTGTATCCGTCGACGCAGGGGTTGCGTGGCCGCAAGGCCGAGCAGCGTTTCGCCTGCCGAGCGTGTGTCGATGGTTTCGAACGGGCAGGCTTTGCGTGGCAGCAGCCATCACTGTTCGAGACTCAGCCATGAAGTTCACGGCTGCTGTCGCGCTGGCCTCGGCGTGCGTCGTTGTGTGGTGCGCGGTCGGGGCCGCACGTAAGGGGGTGGGGTCGCGCGAGCGGCCCCGCCCTTCCTTCGTGCCCTTCATCGACATGCCGTCGTCAGTAGACGGGTGGGCCCGGCTGTGAGCGACGTGCTGTGCAAGAGCGACACCTGCCGCAATCTGGCGCAGCGTCGCGGCTGGTGCTGGAAGCACTACCACCGGACGCGGGCGATGACGA